ATTCATCAATCCGTGCTTCCCGCTCCACCCGCTTCATCTCGGCTTCAAAGAGAGCTACAGTTTGGTCAACTTCTTCGCTATAATCTGTTCCCTCAAGAACTTCGCCTGTTTCATCTCTGGTTAATATGTGATCTGGCTCACCGTCCGGACTTTCTTCAAGTCCCCATATTTCAACAAGCTTTTCGCGTAGTTCCTTATTCATATAATCTCCTTAACTTGTAGGATTATGTTAATTGGTTATGGTTAAAACACAGGTAAGTGATGGTAAGACCTTAATGCGCAACTCGGGATTTGGTATCCATGTTTCATCTTCCCTACTTACCATCACAGAGCTATGTTCAACCGTAGTTAAAGACAGGGTGCTGGAAGGTCGTGTGTTTGTCATGCATTGCTGCAAGTGGTCTTTATCGGAACCTTCCAGCGCACTATCCTCAACCGTGAAGGCTATCCAAACAAGGCATTGCCGGAGTTGTGACACTCCAGTGCTCGTAAGCACCGTTTATGCCTTATTGAGTATTCGGCACTCTCCGACAATGTGATCCTTGTTCTTGGGAGTGGCAGGACTCGAACCTGCGCTAGGACTACCCTTTCGGGATTCGGTTCCAGCTCCTCATTACGTCAACACTCCCGTGGCTGGGCTTCGTTTTACGACTGAAGCCCCAAGCGTCGTCACGGTTACCACTTGGCTGGTTGGCTCCATTTACTGCAATCGTGTGGGTAAAGACACCATTACACACCAAGGGTCAAATATGGAGGGGTTGGGTTGTTTTCTTTTTTCAAAGTCACCTCCCTTCTGTTTAACGTATTGCTACTTACCTAAGGGGCTAAAGTTGTACCATCAATTTATCTATGGTTTCGTAGCCTTGTTCTTGCACGATGTTTAAAACTTGTTCTAACGGTAAACTTAGCTCCTTAGCGATTTGAGTTTCGTCGTAGCCGTAGTCAAGCAGTCCCCCTATTTTGAGTTCTAAGGTTTTCCAATAACCAAGAAACTTCCAGACTGGCACCTTGGTTGCATCGGGTTCAATATTTGATTTCCAGCTCACACGTTTTCCTTTCATCTTACTGTTATAGGGTGGGGGCTACTCAGTTTCAGGTTTTTGCTTTAATTCATCATCACTGTTATTTTCGGCTTCTAAAAGTTCCAAGTAATATACCGCTAATTTATCCGCTGAACTGCGAGTCAAAAACCCATCCACTTTAAGCTTGTTACTTTCATTAATTGTGTATTCGATAACAATATTTGCTATTTTGTCCATACTTTTCTCCTTTGCGGGCTAGACCGCTTAACTAATTACTTTCTTACGCTTCTTTGGTTTACCGTTATAGAACTGGTTATGGGCTGGGCTAATCATAAAAAACTCCTTTACGTACTTCATTTGCTAAATATCTGTTGTATTTACACTCTGACTTATTACAAATGGAGTCTTTCCAGCGGCTACAGTGTAGGGTTTCAAGCCACTGGGCTATTGCTTCGGTCAATTATTTATCCTTGAGTTTTAGCTCTAGGCCACCGAAAAAAGAGAGGCCGCCAATAACTAAACAAATCATTATTCCTAATGGAGTTTTAGCTTGAGCTGCTATAGCTATAAGATAGATGCCTTCAATCAATAAAAAGTTAGTTATGAAGTCTTTCACACTATTTGCCCCATGACTCCGTTACTACAGGCTCTACAACAGGCGTAACTTCAGGAGTAGGCGTTGGTAATGGTACGGGCGCTGGGACAGGTTGTGGAGTCTCTGTGACTACTACAGGTGGTGTTACGGGTGTTGGAGTAGGAGTCGGGCTTGGGGCTGGACTTGGAACTGGTGGCGTAGGTTGTGGCTGTGATGGTGGTGATGGACGGTTGTGTGATTTGTGGGACTTATGTTTAGTAGTAGCGTAGACTTTAGCCGTTCCAGTATAGACAGCGGTTACGAGTACTATGGCTGGGATAATGCGGGCTAGGTTTTTAAGTGACATGTTATTTCCTTCATTTATTTAATCGTTTAGCTCTTTTACACGTGCAGTTGATTCCGGCACAGTCGTATCCTTCTTCTTCGCGCTCACACCGATGCCAACGCTTATAGCCAAAATAGATAATCAGAATTAAAGTCGGGCAAATACCGAAAGTCAGAATGATAACGGTGCTCAGTAGTTCCATGGCTACCTCACTTCTATTTTCTTAACGGTGCGTTTCTTACGTGCTCCTGGGTGGTAGATGTCTATGACTTTAGGTTTTACTTTGGCAGTACGACCCATTGAAATATCATGTTGACCTCCCTTAGGAACATGTTTGCCATTGCGAGAGCTAGAAGTATCACGATCACGCTTGATACGGCGCAACAAGCTAGAGTAAAAATTCTTAAGACTCTTCGCGGATGGAAGCTCCTCGTAATTGAGGCCGTCCTTTTTGTCTTTTTCATCAGTCATATAGTTCCTTCACGGTTTTACTAGTTTGTATTTTCTTTAGCTTCGGCTTCTTTGCGTCGTGCTGAACGGCCGCCTAAAGCTCCAACTACGCGCGCCCTTTGGCGGCCTGTTAAGCCGTCGGGGCCAATATTATTTGAAGCGAAGCCTCCGGTAGTCGAGGCAGCGCCGCCTTTTGCACCAATGTTTCTCAGGTGAGCTTTAAATGCCGCTTCACTACCAAACGTTTCTTTAATCATCTTTTCTCTAGACTTAAAATATCCTTCACGGGTGCCGCTCATGCTTACTCCTTCACACGTAAAAACGTGATAGTTTCTTTACTAGTTGTTTATTGATACGAATTTCCTTCTGTAGAGCTTTCAGGCTCCTCTGTGTTCGAGCCATACTTAATTCGGTACTGTTCAAGTGACATACTTCCTTTCTGTGTATTACAGCTCCAGCAGCAAGGCTGAAGATTCTCATGTTCATATCTAAGTGATGGATTGCCGCTACGGGGTTTTACGTGGTCTAAAGTAGTCTCTATGGGTGTTAAGTACTTGCCACATAGATAGCACTCATATGACTCCTGCGCGTGATCTATGAACCATTGGCGGCGAGTGATGCGCCAGAGCTTGATAGCTTTGCTGCGGCGCTTAGGGACTACTTTTGTATAAGTCTTGTAGTTTAAGCTCCCCTTCCATCCGTACTTTTTGAGATACGGGTTTTTCCAGCACTGGTATGGGTAGTGATTTGTTCCTTCGCAGTATTTGCATGGTTTTGGTTCTGTACGCATTTGCAATATATTTTCAATTTAGATTCGGGCTTAATACGTAGGTGACAAGATAGACAAAGGCGCATTATTGCCATCTAAAAAGTCCATTGCCACAGTATTCGACCTCCGCCGTGGTTCATGTATCCCCTTTCAATACCTGCTCGTTTAAACTGGCCTGAACTGAATACGTTTCCAATAAGTGACGGTGGTAGGTAGTAGGGTATCGGATGGGATTGTTTCACCATGTCCGAAGTGCAGTAGCCATATTCTTTGATGAGCGTTTCAGCTACGGTGCGGGCTTCATCGAGCCATTCTTTTTTAGTGATACGGGTTTCTGTTTTTTGGGTGTCTTGAAATAAAGACCGTTGACGGCCTTGAATCTTCCACATTGTTTTCGCCTCTCTAGTTAATTTTGATTACCCCATTGCTTGGCCATAGCGGCTGCAACTTCTTCAAATGTTTGGCTTCGTTTTTTCCATCGGTCTTTGCCGCCTTTGTTAAACCAATTACCTGCGAGCCGTGTGTTTTCCAATGGCACAACAATGTTTGTTGGTTTAAGCGGTGGTAGGTTTTTTAACCATAGCCGTGTCCTTTTTTGTAACGGCACCCCATGTTCGTAAGGCTGCATGTATTGCGTGTGAGGGGGCAAATTAAATATCTTACTTGATATAGGGTTTTCAATAGCAATCATGGGTATGTCCGCTGTCCACAACTTCATAAAGAACTTTTTAGCATCGAGTCCCTTTTCATATCGTTCTTTATTTAGTGTTCTGCCACGGTATAGGTGTTTTGCTCCGGCATTACTAAGATAGGTACATGGCGGATGGGCGATCATCATATCCCATCCATCATCCAAAACTTCCAACACATCACCTTGTATATGGTTGCCTGGTCTTTCGGTGGGCAATATGTCACAGCTCCATGCATCGTGGCCAAGTGCTGCAAAAGCGTCTCGAACAATGCCTGAGTATTCACAGGCTATTAAAACTCTCACCCTATGTCCCCTCGTGTTCAACTATCCTTAGCCTCTAAGTAAGGCCAAAGATAGATGCTGATATTAAAATTACTTTGTTGGAGACCGGCGCGAATAGCCGAACTTCCTTATTTCATACTCGTATCGCCATTGGTTATAGCAAGCTTTACAGCAGCGTTCTGTCCAGATGTAAGTTTTATCTTTGGATACATAGCGTCTGCGTGCTTTGAGTACTAAGTTATCTCCGGTCATGGCGTGATTGTTTTTGCAGGTCTCAGCATCATAACTTCCCATAGCACCTCCTTACGTAATAACAGCGCTTGAAACGGTAGTAAGTTGGTACAGAATGCCCATATACCGCAATGGCGTCGCTAAGACTTCTTGAACATTCTCTTACTACCGATTGAGGCGCTGTTACTGGTTTATGTTTAACTGGTTATTCTTTTGGCATGTACTGGATTAAGTCATCTAAAGCGACACGAACTCTTGTAGGCATTGCGCTTAATTCTTTTGGGTTTAAGTCACAGTAGCTTTTGAGCATCCGTAGCATATAGAGCGGCACCGGCACCAAAGTAGTGTCAGTCGTAGGATAAACAGCCTTTAACTTTGGCATATACTCCTCCTTTTATTTAACTATGGTTAATAAAGCGCTAGAAAACCAAGCGTAGGTGTCATTAGTGCCTAGCCTAGCAATGCGTTCTTACGGTTAGCATCGGGCAGTGACTTTAATGCTCTGAGGCCACATGCTGCCTACGCTTGGATATGTAGCGCTCTATTGTCTTGGTTAATAAGAGACAGCAGCGAAGGTACGCTACTTGATATAAGCTTTCGACGGCTATCTCGAGTTCTCATCTACCGGCCGCACGTTCACATACCCTCGATGTTGCCTCTTATTATCTTGGTTAATACAGGCCAGGTGAATGACGGTAGGCACACTCTGTTACAGCAAGCCCCTAACGAGTATGGATGCTGGCATCCTACCGCCAATAATCTAGCCTGTATTGTTTGCTTAAAAAGGAGCGCCAGTAGTTTCGTCAACTGGATAATCAGGCTCCTCGGGTTGAACGTCGCCGATCATATCCGGTTCCAAAGTTTCGCCTTGTGGTGTGTGATGGCCGTCATACTCTAGGTCTGAACGCCAGTCGTTAGATTGTGTCATTTACTTGTCTCCGTTACCTTCTGGTTTAATTTAGCGATGATCTCTCGGGCTTGTTCTTTCGTCATTTTCAATGGGTCTACGCCGTATTCGAGTAAGATAGTACTCTTTATAGAGTCAGGGTCGTTATTCGTACCTGTGCGCTTTAGCAGGCTTGTTATGGTGCCTTTTTGCATGGCGCTGGCAGGTTCGTTACCTTGTTCATCTGCGAGCCGTATTAAGCCTTCTTTGACGGTTTCCTTTGGGGTATTACGCTGATGTATAGCGTTTGCTACCTCATCGGCGCTGGCGTACTCGGTACCACCAATTCCGAAGGCTGCTAATGCACGTCCAATGGCGCTTGTTTCACAATTTTCCAGGGCTGATGTTTTGTTAATCATGCTGGCTTCGCGCTTTTCTTCAGCGAAGCCAGTGGCCACGGTCTTGTCGGTATCGAGCAAGATAATTGAGGCTTTCATGACAACCGTTATTTCGTCTCTGTCGATAATCTCGGTAACAATACCGTATTTATCCTTGTGTTCTTCACGGAACCTAGCCACGCGGCTAGCAACCGTTTCATAGTCCTTGTTATGGATTCGGACAGTTTCTTTAGTCATAGCTAGGCTCCTTTGATTAGTCCTTATCGTTAAGTGCGCGGAACAGGTCAATCACACCGAAGCCGAATAGCAAGGCTGCTAAAACAGCGCCAGCGATTCGTAGATCATCGTTAGTGACGTGCTTGACCGTACAGAAACCGATGGCTCCTGCACCGATAATCGCGAGTACAAAGCGGCCGATGTAATATGCATACCAAATCTGTACTGTTGCCTTATCTTTCTTAACTTGTGCGTTGTGTTTAAATTGGTTCATCTTAAAAATCTCCCACCAGATTTACTGGTTATTCTTTAGCTTTAATGTCTATTGCTTCACCGCATTTCTTACAGGTCTTCGTAAGGGTTGTGTAATCCATGCCGTCTTCGTTATCATCTGAGTACTCGAAATAGTCGTAAGACCATTCGTGTTCACAGGATTCCTTTTCTTCTTTCTTGCTGCCGTTGAACATAATGTCCAGTCCGGCTAGTACAGGGTTGAACATATACATTCCTTTCTAATTTTTTAGGTAACTCGCTCAACTAGAGCGGTATATAAGTGACGATAAGTGTGTCAACTTACCGCCCTAGTAGAGCGAATTGTGTCTCAGTCATCTTGAGTTGATATAGGCCAGGTTGCCAGCAATAAATGCTGGACTTTGACTAGTTAAGCGAGACTAGTTCTTTGACTTCGCTTCTAATGGCAATAATCGCATCGGCGTGTTCACGTAATGCTATTGCCATATTAATTAGTGCTTCTTCTCCGAAGTTATCTAAGAAAAATAGTCTAATATCGTAAGCTGAATGATTCTCGCTCAAGAATTCTTGTATCTCTTGTCTTGAAGTTGCCATGATTGTCTCCTTTATTAGTGACAATCTGGCCTATATCGTTTTGAGTAGTTTTAAAGCCTCTACTCACGGGCTAATACCAGTTGTTTTGGTAGTGAAATTGAAGTGCGACTGATGGTTTTCCGTAAACTCCGATGAGATATCCGATGCCCCATTTCATTTGTGTAACAGGGTTCGTTTGCCAATCTGAGCCAACGGTTGCCATCTTGCTTGCAGGCCATGATTGCGGGATACCACCAGCTCCACTATCAGGATTGATAGCCAAGTGGTTAAATCCAGACTCACATGACCAAAGCTCTAATAACGCTGTCCATTCACTGCCTGTCCATCCATGTTGTTTGGCTAGCTCTTGCCCTAGATTGGCATTGGCGACATTAATGGTCTTCCAATTGCCTTGTTTAGGTGAGCCACAAAAAACTCGGGATGGGTTTTCTGGTTCCGGCTTAACCGGTTCTATGGCCACTACAGGATTTACTGTCTGTAATGGCACCTGCACCGATTCCGCCGCCGTTGATTTTGCTTGCAGTATAAATACTTCCGCGTCAACGCTTTGATGTTGAACCGATGATTTGTCAAGGTTAGCCGGAGTTGCTTTCACGATGCCTATTGATGCTGCTATGAGTCCAATAAGAGTCGCTGTTGCGAAGATATATTTGATATACCTACTCCTTTGTTAATGAGTTGCCTGAGCTATTGAGGTACGCATCATTTGTTGCGCTACCGTCGGTTGTCAGGGTTCTCGACCTCAGTTTCATAAGGCTCTCACCTTATTCAGATTTCTGTATCTGACTGAAGCATCTTTCCTTGCGAAGAAAAGCCTGCCTCAGTTGAATAAAAAAAACTGGCCGTTGTGACCAGGTTTCATGTATTACTAAACGTTAGGAGTTTGATAAATCTAGTAATTTGTGATTAAACAGTTGACTAATGCAACTCTTTACCCGGTCGATATTTTGTTTTCTTTAAGGTTCGTTCCAAAACTCTGAAGGTATCTTAGCACTAGTGGTATCGTTTGTCAATGGGTTTATTGTTTTAGGCGCATAGATGGCGTGTTGCTGTACCTTATGGGACTTCGACATGTGCAGGTAACGCATGGCGACGTTCACATTTACATGCCCCATCATCTTCATAATATCGTATATGTTTGCACCACTTTCCGCTAGATAGGTACCAAAGCCATGCCGTAAGGAATGGGGGTTAACATGTTTAATGCCAGCCTTTCTAGAGGCAAGTTTTAGACAAAGGCTCACAGCGCCGCTATGTATTCTCTGTCCGGTAGTAGAGCGGAATATATACCCTGTAGTGATCTGCTCCATCATTAAGTAGAGTTGCAAGTAATCTGCCACTCCCTGGTCTATAACTACATCATCATGCTTACCGCCTTTACGGATAATATGGATGGTATTTTCGGTGATGTCTTCAACGGTAATATTAATCAGTTCGTTAATGCGCATACCTGACGTAAACAGCAAAAGGACTATAAGCCGATCCCTTGAACGGGGTATGACTTCTAATAGTTTATTGACTTCTTCAGGGGTTACGTAGCGTATGACTACCTGTTCACGTTTAGTCTGTACGACATGCTCGCTTAATACCTGAGTCCAACCGTTTCTGTTCTGGTAAAAGATAAAGCTGCGGATAGAGGATGAATAACGGGCTAAGGTGTTACGCTTTAACCCTTCCGCCTCAATCTGGACAAAGAAAGCGTCTACTTTATCGAGGGTAAGCTCATCTAAAGTCTTAATGTGTGCTGTTTGGAAAAACTGTTCTAAATTAGAGCGATAGGTGGTGATGGTAGTAGGAGAAAAGCCTTTCACCTTACGGGCAAAAGTCAAATAGTCTTCAACTGCCTTACGTATCTCCATCTGTCCACCTCTTGACCTATCTACAGTAATACCATTTTGTTGTATATCTTGCATATAGCTTATGTGTGATATTCATCAAATCTTCATAAAGATAAATATCAAAGTCCTTCAGTAGTTGGGAATGGTTATGTTATTAAAAACACAAAGCAATAGCTCCCTGCCGGTATTAAGGAGGCAGGTTGATGAGCTATGACTTGGATACCACAAAGCAACGTCTCTAAGGCGCTTAGTCTTTTCCTGCCGTATTTGCATTCACAGGTACGCTTTTTTTAAGTCTAACCAAAGTTAAACAGGTGAACATTAAAACACCTCAAGGAGCACTATCGTAGAGTCTCTAGTCTAAGCTTTTCATGCCCACTACCGTAGTATCACTTCTATCTCATGCATTGAGCAGGTCAGGGGTTATTTTAGATACCCCAAAACTATCAATACACGAAGCAATAAACCCTCCGTAGATGTACCCATGCCTGAATACCAGGCTATGTGGTTACTTTGCTAATTTCTCTATTGCAAGGAGTCCTTTTGAAAGAGCCTCCTTTAACTGTTGTAACTGGAAATCTTTGTCAGTACCGATAGATTCGGGTTCGATTGTCTCATACGATTTATTGGCAATCTTAAGAGCGTTCGTGAGTGAACGCCGAACTTTTTCTAGGTCTTCTTTTTGCATTGTGCCTCCATTATAAGCCATCTCGGTAATGCAGGCACAGGTACATCTACTGTCTACAGGGCTGTTATCGTACAGCCGGACGTAGTATCCAAGTTTTTAAGACTCGGGGTATAAAAAAGACCCCAGAGTTATAGCTATCGCTATGCTCTGAGGCAGGCTTTTCTTCGCAAGACCTTCATTGTATCACAACTAGCCGCATAAGGCAATATACAAAGGCAAAGGCCACCCGAAGTTTGTTGGAACGAACCTTTGGGGTGGCCTTCTGGATAGTCCGCCGAAGGGCTTCCTATCGTTAAGCTATTCTAGCATTTTAAGGCTAGTTTGTCGAGCTACAACGGGGCTGTATCTACGATCTCATCTTTGATGGCTAAGAAGGCTGTAAGTCCTTCTAAGGCGATCTGTGAGGCGATACGCTGCACTTCCGCGTCTTCTAACGCTTCCTGTAACATGATCTCAAATTCTTGGGCGTTTGGCTTATCCATAATTAACTCTTAACCGCAGCCGAAGCGGGTTAATTAAATACTTGTTCCATTTGTATCAGGGGTTGTTGATTTGTAAGATGTTCCGTTAGGGAGATCATGTTTCTTACCATCAGCGATGACCGTGAAGATTGTCGCACCTTCTTTTACGCCAGTCCATTTATCGTAGCCTTTCATATCGTACACTTGGTCAAGCCAGTCGCGACAAGTAAGCTTGATTGTATCTTTAAGTGCCTTCCGCTGTTCCTTGTCTCCTGTTAAATCACACATTTGCATGAGACGTCCCACGAGGGTATCTAATTCACTATGTGAGATTGGGACACGTAGGCCGATTTCATCACTATATTGGATTAAAACATTGTGGTCTGTGTTTTGGGGATCTTGGTTTTGGGCTAAACTTTCTTTCATAACTAAACTCTCTTTCTAAACTAAACTCGGCTGCGGATAATAATAAACTGAAATTATTTAACCAATTACGCGCGCACCAAAGTTGGCCATAAACACAATAATGCCCACGATAATACCTACCACGATAGCGATCTTACGGTTATTGGGTGCGGGGGCAGTAGTATCACTAATGAAGGTCAAAGTCAGCCAATAGGCGACACAAAAACCTAATATGCCGAATAGTACGTTAAGTAAGAAAATCATTATTTAGTCTCCTTGCTGTCTACAGTAAATGAAGCTGAATTAGTATTACCTGTGCCTGACGCAACCACGCTCATTAATACAGAGATGATTCCTGCGGTGGCTCCTACGGCCGCCATAGCTTTCATGTCGGCGTTTAAGATTGTTGTACCACTAACTGTCAGCACTGCGAGCCACGCCTGTGATACGGTTCGTATGGCTCTTTCAATAGCATCTTTCCAAAATAGTTTCGTAAACATTATGCTCGCTCGCTTTCTTCCGGTTCGGCCTCAGGCTCGGGTTCCGGTGGTTTAATTTCTTTGACCTCAGATAATTTAATATCGGTGATTTTGTTGTCTATCTCGTTACCTTCTTTTTCGTTAAGGATTTTACCTTTACCGTGGGTTTCGCGTAATTGCTCGATGGCCTGGTCGTCGTCTTCGGCTTCTATTTGTCCTGTGACTTGGCCTGCGGTAAGTGTTAATTCGTAGTTGTATAACATCTGTACTCCTTATTTAACTTCGTAAACGCCCGGTTTTAATGACTGGGGTCTGTTAGTTTGTTCTAAATCTTTTGTGAGGTTAGCGATCTGGAGTCGTAGCTGATCCATCTCTTTAAGTGTTTTTGCCTTGTAGTCTTCCAAAGAATTGAATACGTCTACGACATTTTGAATCACGACGTTCTGATCTTTGCTGCTGTTAATCGCTGGCCATGACTTTGTTCGCTGGACTGCCAAACCGAGCTTTTTTAAATACTCGTCTTCGGGCGCTAGTGGCATGTTTTCTCCTTTTGCTTCTTTTACAATCCTTTCAACATCCAACGCACCTGGACAGGCGGTTGGAACATTTGAAACATCCCTATGGCGTTTAAAATCTGTTATGCCGTATTTCTGGATAAGTTCTCTCGTGAGTTGGATAGAGGTTCTGTACATGGCTTCGGTATACGGGACGGTCGGAAGTCCTCCGGCGTGTTCGATGGTGATAGAACGGGAGTTAGAATCTGAATTGGCGTCGGTATATGGAGTGTCTTCTTCCCTCACGCATTGATAGAGGGTGCCGTCCGAACCGATAACATAGGTAGCCGATACTTCTTCACCAGGCTTCTTAAAACGGTTTATTGCCGCCATAGCGTCCCCTACGATATGGTGGTACGTAATTCTGGTAATAGGGTTTCGGCGACCTGGTTGAAAATTCCCCGTGACGGCGGCTTGCCAGATTGATTTCATTTTTTAAATTCCTCCTTCATCTTTGCCAACTGTCTCTGAAGGGATTCATTAGCAAACTTGGTTTCAGATAATTCACTTCGGAGTGCGTCAATTTGGGTACTAAGTTTCGACATGGCACGTTCCATATGGTCAATAAGAAGGGATTTACGGGTAATGTCCTGCTGTTGCTCTTTAATAAGCCTGTCGTAGCCGTCAAGGATAAGATCCATGCGGTCTTTGGGCTGGCGGGATAGTTTGGTGCTGATCTGGTTTTTGTATTTAACCGAAAGGTACGTGATGGTAATGCCGCCCAGCGTTGAAATGAGCGTAACCCAAATAGTCTGTTCATTTTGCATTCCGAGTTCCAGTCATGACTGGCAGGAAGTATATATATGTACCAATCTGGACGTAGAGGAAAAAAGCCCACACCATTGTCCAGATAATGGTTGCGGGGTTATGGGTAGTACGTTGGATAAGCATTCCGAGCCAGAGCGTTTTTATTGTTATACCAGCTAAAAGGGTCTTGCGTAGGAAGTCCCAGTCGTTTAAGATTTTGCCCACGAACATAGTTATTGAAAGGGCAAGGAATATGCCACCCCACACCGCAAAAGTGAAAATCTTATTGATTAAAAATAAGTTGGTAATCAGTCGTCCGTGAGGCAATAAGAAAATAAGCCCTAAGCCAATTCCGGCGTTAATAAAGGCATATCCCAAACAAATCCAATTCGTAAGTGGTGAAACAGATTTCAAAGATGGTCGGACGTCGTGTAATGTATCCATTTTAGATAGCCGTTACCACAATTTCTCCGGGAGCTGTGGCGGACGCCGCGGCAACAGTCGTAAGAGGGCTGTCGTTTACGGCAGTTAACTTGTAAGTGTGTGATCCGGCACTCGGTGCTGCTACCCGAGCGACTACAGTCGGTACAGCACTATCTACGGTTTGATAGGTACGAATGCGTTTGCCGTTTAAGATGGTCGCTCCTTCTTTAATCTGGAACCAAGAGGCAGTATCGCCAGCCCCCGAGCCTGTCATAAACGGTATGGTGGCTTCTATGCGTACATCTCGCCCACCAGCTGGAACGGTGACGGTGACGCTTACTATATCAACGGCGGAGTTATTGACGTTTTGGCCTGCGGTGACAGTAGCGGCACCGAGTTTAATCGCGCTCGTAGATAACTTAGCTGCGGTGATTGCGTTATCTATAACTGTTGCGGTGGCCACTAGGTTAGCCTCAGTGAATGGCTTATGGGTGCCGTCTTGGTTGTGTCCTGCTGTTGCCCAATCATAAAGGTCTTTAGCCCATGCTGAAGTAGGTGTAATCTCTACTATCGCGCCAGCTGAGTATGCCCTATCAGTACCTCCGGTAATATCTAGGTTGCTAATCGTGGTACCTGATAACGTACCAGTCCAGTCTGTTTGGGAACTTGCGTCCTTTACCTGTATACCTCCGATGGTGGTAGTCGTATAAATTACGAAGTGTATTTTAGAGGTGATTGTCCAGTTGGTAGCAGCCGCAATCGTAATGCTGGCGGCTCCTATTGATTTTCCGGGACTTTGTAAAGTTGTTACCACAGGGCGGCTTGTTGTACTGTCGGTAACTCGATCAAGCTTGTCTGTTGTTGCACCAGCCATATTAGTCTTCTATATCCTTTCTGCCTACGGGTACGTAAGCAACAATTACTTCTGATAGTTCGTAGCTCACGCCAGCGTCTACCGTATTTACTCCAAAGTTCAAATAATTAACTTCTTCATCAACATCAATCTTCTTTTCTACACGGGGTTTACTTGATGCTACTGCGCGCATTTCCCCATATGGCAAGTTGCCCCACCCTACCGTTCCAAACCCATACGATCCCCAAGCTGAGACAGATTCGGTAGTGGCAGATGTCACTATGTCGGTGAGGGTAATCAGGCCATCTTCTGTGTTCGCAATGACTGAAAGGTTGATAGAGCCTTGAGGCCGTAAGAAGACAAATGTCACATCGAGGACTGAACCCCATATCATGCCGTCTTCTGAAAACTTAATAGCACCAGAACCGATGTTTGTAAGAAACGGCGTCCCGTTGTCGTTTGTTGCTGAGTTGACGTCAAATTCGACAATCTTGTTCGCAACCAGGGCTAACGATTTGGTTTTACCATCTGAGTTGTCGGCGTATAACGTAAGCCAATCAGCTGCAATGTTAAGCGGACGCATCCAGGCACCTTTTTGTCGTAAGTCAAGCAACCAGATTTGGTTATTAGTAGTGGAAGCGAACGGCACTGCCCAATAAATGGTTCGGTCATTCGCCATACCGACGCATGAGTCCATATATAAGGAGCTAAGGGAATTAACATCTGGTGCGATATTGTCGCTAATCCCGGTGGTCGAAAGGATGTTCTGAATTTGTGCGCGGGTTGTGGTGGTCTTGAAGGAAGTTCGGGATGGATACCACAAGGCGTCATCTAATAGAACTACGCCGTCCGGTGAGTCGGTTCCGTCTTGACCGTTATCTTCTACCACGTTCATGTAAGAGATAACCGTATCGCCTACTGTCGTGGTCGTGGGTGAGAGTAAGTAGCGTTTACCCGTACCATTGGTGCCCTTGGATAGAACAGCGGCCATAGGGGTACCTTTACCGTCACGGAACGGCATAGCTTTTACAGGAAAGTCTTTGCCGCCTTTGTTTGGTTCGACCCAGCCACCACCGTTGTAACTTGAGAAATCAAGGGCTGAAGCGCCAGTACCACCAAACCATATGCGGCCTGGATTATCGGCGTCACCTACCATGTAAGGTTGACCTTTAATGTTTGTCACTCTGGTAGTCTTTGGTCCCGACGTTGAATCACCAAGCGGGGCAAGTCGGTTAACGTTGGTAGCTATTGATCCTATATCGTTATAGGTGAATGTCGTTCCTGAACCGGGGTCAGGTACAGAATCTAAGAAGTATTCAAAGCCCGCCTGGTCACCGAGGTAAATGTTATACCGCGCCGCGCCTGTAACACGCGTAATGGTGATGGCCATAAACTCAGTGGTGCCATTCCACAAGTCACGCACTTTACTAATGCCTACCGATGTAGCAGCACTTGCCGCCGTTTCACCTGAATTTGTGGCGGTCACTTTGTAACGTAAGGAATACGTCGTGCCGCCTACACCTGTAGCAGCAAGCGTTGGGGCGTTAGGGGTGGCGAGGGCGGTCAAAGGCGTAATCGTGAGGGTGGAAATATCCATATAGGATAAGTTGTCTACGCCATTGGTAATCAGTACGACGCCATATACCTGTTCAAAGTGTGCTTTAGCAGTGGAGTCATACGTCTTTCCAGTTACGACGGTATGCGCCCCGCCATTTTTGGAGACTATGACAGTTCCGGTGCCTGAACGGTCTTCCATCCATATAAGCCAGGTTTCAGGGATTGTCCCGTTAAACTTTACGAACTCGTATATCTGGCCTCTTACCGTCCCGGTAGGTTGGACACCATATTCTTTAAGGCCAGGACGGGGTTTAATTGTGCCGTTCTGTGACGAAATCACATTCTCTGTCGTACTTAAGGCGTCATTCGGGATACGGTCATCATCGAGGCGGGACATGTAACCTTTCGGCCAGCCTGTAATAGAGACATACTTGATGTCCGGTGATCTTTCAGCTGTTTGTGAAGGCCGAATCATGCTAAATCCACGATTCCCCGGCTGGTGTCCATGGCGTAGATACGGTGTTATACTGCCCGCCATTCGCTTGCTTCATCTTAATCATGGACTGTTCGGCGTAGGCTAAGAGGTCGTCTTTGGTGTTGCGTTTAACAAGGTCGTTACGTACAAATTCGTACGCGCTCATGTAGGCAAGCCACATAGGGTCGTCCACTTGCACGACATCGGAACCATCTGTAATATCATCGGGGTATAAAATTGCGGGAACGGATAAGCCGTACCCAAAGACACTGGACGAAGCGCTAAATGCGCTCGGAAACTTGAGGTTTCTACCTACTTGGGCAACTACATCGTTATTCCGGTACGCATATAACTGATTAGGCTTTACAATGGTGTACGTTTTGGAACTTGTACCGTTTGAAGCAATTGCATAGTCACCTTCCCGCTTGGACAAGTACTGTATGGTGGTGTCAATTGGGAATGTATCGGTTGCTGAAATTGAACCGACGCTAACCAATGCATAGAGGCTATCCCATTCCACACCTGGTTCTGTTGCCCATAGTTTTTGCATTGAATCTACGATACTGAGCAAGGTTTCGTATTTACTCGTTCCCACGGCGGGTGGTATCGCCTTACGGTTGGCGTGTAAATAAGCCTTTTGGATGATCTCGTCGGCAGTCATGTTATACCTTCCTCTGTAGTGTTACGCGGCCAACTTTGGCATTAGCGATCTGTTTAGATAAATTACCTCTAGCGCTGATAAGGCTCGAATACGGGCTTGAATAGGTGGAGATCTTAGAACCGCCGCCACCGGATTTTTCCTTAGGGCGAATGGCTACATTGCCGCGGCTATCCCTGAACTTGTTCTTCGCTACCCCTGCTTTTTCTAAGGTGTCACCATACTTGATAATGTCTTCAGCTATAGACTTCCCATCAGGGTCGCCACTCAGGAGTTCGTACAGGCTTGATTTGTCTAGTGAGTAGAGGTCACGAGTAGCTTTCTGGAAGTCTGCGCCAGCGCGAAGTTTCATCAAATTACTAGCCTTCTTGATTTCATCGACTTTAGATAGGTTGCCGTTCAACTTGTCTTTCTCGAAGTTAGCAAGCGCAAGTTGAAACTCAGCCTTCGGGTCTATATCCAACTGCTTCTTCTTTTGGGTGCTTGTAAGGCGAGCAAACTTGTTAATCGTTTGTTCTGATTCGGGGGATATGTCTAAGGGTAGAAGTTCGGGAGCTTTGCGTAAGGCGGCTAACTGTTGCTTCTTGTCCAAGGCTTCACGTAGTTCAGGATCTTCACGGGCTGCTTCCCTCTGTTCGGCGGGCTTGAGTTTTAAGAACTCCTGTTGTTTCTTGGTGAACAACAAAGCATCTTCTGCGCCAGTGTCAGAATTAGATGTCCCAGTGGCGGCTGAATAACCAGAAGATGTAGGTGTTTTACTGTCTTTGGGTTTATAGGGAACTAAAGTATTTTGTAACCTTGATCCTATAATCGGTATCTGGCGGAGTCCTAAGCGGCTAAGCTGCGTAGCGTCGTTATACCCATCTCCTGATTTGATAGCTACTTTCCCATTCATATTGGCTGAGTTTTCTGGAAGCTTCTTCTTTTGGGCGATCTCAGATACCGCGCCTACCAATTCAGCTGCACTACCCGCTGTAGGACCACCAAACGTACCGATGGCCATACTTACACGGCGATCAGGGGTAAGGTATTTGTTGTTGAGAGGTACCATGCTGCGGTAAACATCCATAATCAGGCCAGCGCCACCGACATTGCCGAAAGCTTCTATTGCCTTTCGTTTTTTGTCTTCTTCTTCGGGACGGTTGTTGAGGTCGCGTTTAACTTCAGCAAGAACATAACCGACAGGCAAAGCGGCGGCTAATCGGGCGAGTGGTTTAAAGTTACCTTTGGCGGCGGGTTTTAGTACTTCATTACTAAAGAATTTACTTTGCGAATAAGAGAACGTACGGAATTGGGCGACCAATTTTCCAAGTGGTGAATCTACCCATCCTGGTAGGTCTTGAGGGTCTACTTTAAATTGAGTTTTCTCGACAATCTTACGGGCTGCTTGAATTTGTTGAGCTTCGGTAAGCTTCTTGCCTATCTCACCTTCTACACCTAGTTTCTTGAGTGTATTTACGTCACCTTTGGCAGCTAGGCTATCGGCATAACGCTTGCCAGCGATAGCCGCCACAGAACGGTTGAAGCCTTCTACCTTGCCGAAACCCGGGGCGGTGACCTTACCTAAAGTCTTGCCTACAAAACCGGTTTCTGTTTTAAGGTCGTTTAATACCCCGTCTGCAGTGACACCGCTCTTTTGTACAAATGCCCTGTTCTTGGGGTCTAGTTGTCCGATCATCGAACCAAGTGTTCGCATATGTCCAGTTACGATACCCGTGTTTACACTCTGAGATGAGTTCGTAATAGCACCAAGTCCAAGTCGGGTGGTTGATAAGTAGCCGCGCATTTTACCTGAGGCATCGAGCGCTGTCTGCGAATACTTACGAGCGCCGGAGGCTACATCATAGGCGTTCTTCATTGCCTCGGTGTCGTAGCCTTCTTTACCAGCCTGATCTATTAGCTTTAGGGCTACGGAATCATCTTTGCCTAGGTTTTCCGTTTGGGCGATACGGTGTGATGATCCTTGGATATAACTTACTAATGAATTAGGGGTTTTGTCGTAGAACGGGAGGTCTACTAAACGTGAGGCTTCAAGATTTCCAAACTTCCTATTACGTGAAACATCACGGGCATACCCTAAGAGTTTAATTGCTGCAGCAGTATCAGGAGCTTGCCCTGTTTTAACAATATGGTTGATTGCTTCGTTATAAGTGTTCTTATCTTTAAAAACCTTGTCGTAGTCAATAAAATGAGGGTAATAATTAGGACCAAGATCACCAACTTCAAGCCCGGCATTAACAGCACGCTCGCGTATAGATGGATGGGTGGTTTGCCATTCTTGTATAGCCTGGGCAACTTTGGGATTCTTTGGTTCCACAAGCCCCTGCGTAGCGTCAACAAAGTTCTCGTAGTCTTTGCCTTTCAGGCTTCGGACAGTCGGTAACCTACTAGCAAGTTCGCCCTGATACATTTCTTCGGTATCCCGCGTTTTCTGCAATAAGCTACCAAGTTGTTTGCCGGGTTCACCCTGGCGTTCAATAATACTACGGGTTGAACGGAACATTTTATCTATGTTCTTTACTTGCTTGGTGCCTTGTGTTGGTAAGAAGTCATCCGGTGAAGTCGTTTGTTTGCCTGGCGGCGTCATATCAGGTTTGTTGTTCTGGAAGAACTGGTCTTCAGGATGTACCGCGTCAACAGTAGGAGCCTCACCTTTACGCATCGATGCGATCATGGCTTGTTTAGCTTCGGGGGACATGGATTGGGCGGCCATAGCTGGATCACCGAGTTTCTGGGCTATCTGCTGTTCTGCTACTTTGTCACCGGAGTTGTGGGCTTTTTCTAGGGCTGCTTGTAATTCGGCCTGTGGGCGAGCGCCTGTATTGTCCAATGGCTTACCCTTCCTACCTGGTAAAGCTATGTAACCGCCTTGGGAGCGCTCGCGCATATCCTGGTTCTCTAGCCAGTCTGCGATACGTTCAAAGCGGGCTTTCTGTGAACCGGATGTAATGTCGAGTCCTGCACGTTTGGCGGCACTCATGGCTTGTTTAGCAAGCAGGTTGCGTTCTGCACCACTGCCGTAGGTCTTATCCAGTCCCATAACCACATCTGCGTAATCAGAGATTAGGTAGCGTTCGCGGGGTGGTATGACTGGTTGGTCTTGGAATAATGTTTTGGTATTTTTAGTGACAGTTTTGGCGGCGGCTTTTGCTTTTGGGCTGTTGGACAACTCGTGTATGCCGCCAAATGCTGCGCCTGTTGCTAGGCCCATAGCTGCGGCCTGTGGTACGCCTTCAATGGTGCTTTGATTTGGATTGTAACTGTGTTGGGCAGCAAGGTTTTGTAAGAGTTGTGTAGCACCGCCTTGAACAGCATTAGATATACCGGACTCTACTATCCGTCCAGTGCCTTTACTGAGGATTTTACCGGAAGGGTTTAGCATATTTCTAAATGCGAAGGTAGATAATGCTGCGCCTGGCAAGGCTGAAGCGTTGGCAACTATAGCTGTACGTCTAGGGTCTACGCCTGCATCTTGGGAATTTTTAAAAGTAGGCGCGGCGAGTTGTGAGTATTGCTGTGCGAATCCTGCTGCTGGATTTACTCCAAAGGCTGCTATTCCACCTGCTGTATTTGTTGCAAAATCGGCAAGCTTACCAACGCCAGTATTATGTTGTTTGGCTGCTTGAACGGCGGTGTTGTCTAATGTGGAATCTGCCGAATTTCCTACTTTGGTAACAGCGCGGCCTACGCCAGAGGTGGGAGTAAAGGCCTGTAAGTTCCCTCCAATTGCTTGAAGGGGCTGTGAAATGACGCTGCGGGCAAAAGTTGAGGCACCTGTCCCGATACCTTGTCCAATAGCCTCAAGGGGTGTAGAAGGTGTAAAGACGGCTTTATTGAACTGTTGGTAAGAGTTGGGGGAAACCTGCTGATTACTCAAAAGGGCACTAATTTTAGCCCTGTTCTGAGCACGTAAGGCAGGGTTCGCTAGAGACTGTTGCTGCAAAGTCCGTACAGCATTACCAACTTGGGGGTTTGCCCGCGGTGCTTGCTGCTGTCCAACTAAACTCGTATAGCCCCTGCTAGCCAGGTCTTTCGCTTTTTTGGCCAGGTCATCTATAAACGACATTAGTTGAGCCTCGCAAATTCACCATATATTTGAGAAGCGGTTTTGTTATAAGCTAGTGAGGCTTCTCTTGCAGTTAAAAAGCAACCTAAACAGATGCGTTCTTTGCCATGGCCTATATAAGCGGCATATTTATCGGTGTCTTTTCGATAACTTACACCTTTATATCCACTGGTGTTATTTGTCGGTGCCCCTCTGTTTCGTAGGTTCTCTTTATGAGTGGCGTATCTTAAGTTCGTGATTCGGTTGTCGCGCTTGTCGCCGTTTATGTGGTCGATAACAAATCCAGCTTTGCGCGGTAATACATACCATTGCATCTTGACGATTTTGTGGTCATATCTCCTGACTGCGTAGTTTGAGCCGTAGCCCGATTTGAGCGTCCAGTTATATTTATCAAGCCATGCAAACTCTTTATCCACAATTGCGTAACCGTGTTTTGCTTCTTTGCCAATCGGTATCAAAGCAACGTCATCTTTAATAATGGCTGGTCTGTGTCCGTGTAGTGATCCAATTTTTCCTGCCATAGAAGATATCCTGAAAATTACTGGATGATATTTCCGAATCGATCTCTTTTTCCTGGAAGCGCGGGAAGAAGCATTGGGTCAACGTCTGCGGCTTGTGGGTTGGCTGCATCTACGCCACCACCACGGGAAAGGTTGTATTGGTCTAAGGAAGGAGCGGCAAAGCTAAGGTTGTTCTGGCGCATCACGGGTGAAGCATATTGACTGCCAAGCTTAGTAATTTGTCCTAAGAGGCTATTAATCTGTGCTTCGTATGGTGAGCGTGCTTGTAAGGCTTGCTGGTAGTTTTGGCCGTTCAGGAGACTCTTGTTTACGCCTACGCCACCGAGTTGGTCTAATAGGCTTGCGCGGGTTTGGGCGATGCCTGCACGGAGGGAGTTTTCTTGCTGGAACTTCTGGTTGTTTAAGTCCTCAAGGGTCTGCATGTAGTTGCGTTCGGTATCTTGCCATCCGGTGTCAAGCTTGCGCATGTTACCGCCGTATGTTTGCTGGACACCTTGGAGGTCGTTTGTACCTTCGCGTAAGGCGGCTTGAGGTGCGGCGTCATAGGCTGCAGATGAGTTACCGGACCCGGCAATACCTAAGAGGCGCTGTAGGGCGTTCATGTTGGAGCGTACTTTGGTGTTCACGTTGTTACGCGAGTTCAGCATGCTTTGAGTGGTACCTTGGACGCCAGTATCATAGTCACGTTTAGCCAAGCCGCGTTGAGTATCTAAGCGGTTTGCAGATTGGTTATAGCTGTTGGTTACGTTTCCAAGGCCGACGTTCAGTTGTTCGTCTAAGCCACCAAGCCCTTGGTTGATTTTGGCTTCTTGGTCGGCATATTCGGCAAGTGCTTGGTTTCTGTCCGCGCCACTAAGTCCAGCGCCTTCGCCGTAAAAGCCACTTGGCTGCACCATTTGACCAGCGTTTTTGGGTGCGTAGGATGGTGCCCACTCAACGGCTTCGATGCCAGTTGAGGGATTAGCTATTCCGCGTCCAAGCTGAGTAAGGGTGCTTGTTCCTGCACCAGGGGTAAGATAATCATAGGTGCGGCCTACGGCTTGCGCGGCTCGACCTGCAATAGAGTCTAGTAAACCCATTAAAAAAGACCTCGTAATTAGAATTGTTCTAACTTACGTGGTCTTCTTCTCTCAAGAAGTGGCGAGCTGCTAGCGTTTCGCTAACTGGCTCTCCGTAATTACTCTTATAATACTACTATTGGGCTACCTGTGCAAAGTGTTCAACGGTGAGAGTGACACCACGGTCCTCACATACCGCAAAGCCAGTGTCTGTATATTTAGGGTCAATAATAGCTCCTTTGTGCTTAGGGCTGCTCATCCAGCTATCTACCACCTCTTGATTATTCATAAAGGTGCCTTTGTTTAAATTTTCGGACTCGTACACCACTTTCGGTATTAATTCACTAATCTTACTATAATGTTTCTCACCTGTCTTCGGATTGATGTGTTCATAATATTGGTTATCAACCATATCTTTACACTTTGCTTCAGCAGTTGTATTCAGAGCAGAATTATACCTTAAAGCTGGTACATTATAAGCTTTTCTAACATCGCTAATAGCGCTATATAGCAAATCAGGTGATATTGATTCTGTAGCCCTCGCTGTTGCTACACTAGCTGTCTTAGAATCAGACTTCTCTACATATACCGCGACAGCACAGTATAGACCATATAGGCCTAGTAAGATTCCCAAGATTATTAGCATTTTCTTCATAAATGGTGATTATACCACTAATGCTAACTATTAACAAGCAAGAGTATAATGTACACTATGGAAAAATTCTGGCGTAATCTATGGCGCATTATCTACATACCGATAGTAATAGCTCTAATGGCTGGCGGTATATACCTGCTATTTACAGGTGGGGGAACTAGCGGGCCAGATGATGACCCGTGGGTTACACGCGGAGATATGTAGCTATCAATCTTGCTTAATCAAAAAGGCAAAGACTCGTTTACGGCTTTCGTGGTCGTCGTATGCCCGTGCTGAGTTTGCGGCCTTGATAAACCGCTCCTTACCAACCACCTTTAAACGTTTAATGAACCACAGTCTGTACTTATCCACAATCAGGTCTGAAGCCCAATCAATTAAACTATCTTGTTCACTAATAGCAATTGCTATTGTTGTTTTAGTTTCTGTTTTTCTATTGCCATAGCTATTGTAATTGCTATTGGTCTTCTGGCTTAAGAGGTCGCCTACGCTCTCCATAAACAAATTCCAATCTAGACCCTCGAACATATTGTCGGGGCTTGGTTTCTTTGACATATGAGCTAGTTCCTTTAGGCGCCTAATGGCTTAGCTATTTGTATTAACACTTCCCTTCTAAACAAAAAAGCAGCCTATGCCTTCGTTAAAGAAGGGTTAAGACTGCTATACGGGTGGTAGCTGGGTGCTTAGTTCAAAGTGTTAATAAGTTAATCGCACTGACTAACTTACCTAGATTATACCATACAAAAAGCCCCTAGCAATAGTCAGTGCGATGTATGCTAGGGGCGGTACCTACTTTATTATACCAGAATACAAAAAGAAAATCCCCCGCTTTACACGGGGGACTCTTGAGGACTGGTGGTCCTCGTATGTTTACTGCCATTCGTGGCTTTCAACACACCTACAAGTTTCACCAAAGATAATACTATATTGGATCAGGCATTGCAAGTACTGACCACGTAAACCTCTCTTAACTTATTGCTAGAGGATGTGGAGTGTCTCTATGGTGTTTTTATTTTTGTTGTTAAGAGAGGCATAGATAGTTAGTAGTTCTACTATGACGGTAAGAGTGTGATGTCGTCAAACCAAGCATCCATTATCAAAGTACCGGAGCCAGTATGGCCGTAAATTCTAGGCTCGACATGCCCCCAATATGTATCTGATGCAGTCGTGAAGTTTATGGTGTACTGCGTCCAATCGGTGGTGGTTTTAATATAGGTGCCTGAAGTTGATCCTGAGGCAGAACCATTTGCCTTTTGGTATAGGATAAAGAGATTTGCACCACCTCCTGAGTCGCCACTAACGTAGTTCGTCTTTAGCCAATAGGTAAGCGTGTAAGCGGTGTTAGGCTGTAGTAAAAATCCTGCTGCTGCGTTGTAAGCGACAGCGCCGTCACTTTTTAGTTCGATCCAAGAACTGGGGGCTGTAGTGCTTAATTTCATTGAGTAAGTTGATGAATGCGATACTGAGTTGTCAAAGCGAGCTTCGCCGCTTCCACTTTTATTGAAGTACCATTTGAACAAGTCATTCGTGGTAGAGCCTGTGGCCGTTCCATCAATCCATCGGGGTGAAGTGTTCGTAGTTGCGGTAAACGGTGGCGCGTACTCGAAGTCACCATTAAACACTAAGTTCGCGTCTATCTTCTTACGGGGTTTGGAAGGGACGTCTGAGCTAAAAGTGGCGCCAGTGATGGTACCATGGTTAGCGTTGCCGGATGTATCATTTGCGGTTGTCCCTGCGCCTTCATCAAGTTTCCACAGACCAACTAAGTTTGTAGAGGTATACGTACCAGAAGTATATAGTTCTTTAATCTCACTCTGAGAGAGAAGACGTCCGAACAGCATTACTTCATCTAACGAACCTATAAATATTTCAGTTATGCCTGCATAACCGCCTAACGTGAGTACTGCGGAAGTGTCTGTATTTCCTACGGTGCTTATGGTACCTGTTTTTACGGCAAGGCCATTTAAATAGAGAGTTACGACACCAGTTCTATCAAAAGTGGCAGCGACATGTGACCATTCATTGTTATTTACCTTAGTGGTTGAAGTTACAGTCGTTACAGATCCGTCACCTATAAGGGCAGAAAACAAGTTATTGCCTTCAACTCGCAAAGCGTATAATGTAGCGCCGCCACCTTTTCTTATGAAATACCTAATCGTATTGCCAGTAGGCTTAATCCAAGCGGTGATAGTAAAGTTTTGGGCGGCACCAAACCTAAGACTAGATGCGTCTGGTACTTGTATAGGATTACTTGAAGAATTAAAGGTAAGACTTGTTCCAAAGTCTCTGACTTTAAACCTTGGTTTACTAGGTACGTCATTGGAGAATGTAGCGGTTGTTATTGTGCCAGTGTTTCCGTTTCCAGATACGTCGGCAGTTGTGGTACCAGTTCCTTCATCGAATGTATATCGGAACTTTAGATTATTAGGGACTACGCCGTTGTAATACAAGGCCGCAATTTCATTAGTAGCATTTGTTGGTATCCACATCATGGGTTCGTCTATGTAACCATCAAAATATTCTGCTCCCGTATTAAATCCTATAGCCAACTGACCTACTGTAGTGTTGGCAGGTGCGGTGCCTGTTACGTAATCTACTTGTACACCGTTTATATAAAAAGTAGCGTCGTTGGCACCATCGAAATAAACAGCGTAATGGTACCAGACGCCAGGCACTATTTTTACATCAGATAAGTAATCTTTTACACCTGTAGTGGTGAAGGCTATAGCGTCTTTATTTCTAGAAATTCTGAATGTAGGGTTACCAACCATTACATGACGACCTGTACTGATGGAAGTTGCTTTGAACCAAGTTGCAACAACAAAATTATTTTCAAGTGCAGATGATGGGGCATTCATACATTGAACTTTATCGGCTACACCATCAAATTTTAGTGATGTCCCAAAATCTCTTACTAGTTGTCTTTGTGTATTAACTGTAGGAGTAAGGGTTATATCGTCGAACCAGGCGTCCATGATTAAAGTGCCCGCACCGTTTGAACCTGTAATTAGGGGTCGGACATTCAAGTAGGCAGTAGTAGAAGCTGTCGTGAACACCATTGTATATTTGGTCCAATCAGTAGTCGTTTTTACTTTGGTTGAGGCTTGATCTACCACCGTACCGCCAGTTGTGCTATTTCTTTCAGTTATAAGGAGATATGCCCCGTCGTTGGAGTCGCCAGAAACATAGTTTGTTTTTAGCCAGAATGTACATGTGTAGCTGGTATTAGGCGTTGCGGGTATACCGTACTTGAATACTTCACTGGCGGGCGATGTAGTTCGGATATTTGAAGTTTGGATACTACTGCCCGTCGCACTAGTAGATAATTTAAGCGAAGACGTGCCGCTATGTGACACAGTATTGTCTATATAGCATGATGAGGTTCCTGCTGTTAGAAATTCTGCCCAGCCGAATAAGTCGTTTGTAGTTGAGCCTGAAGCAGTACCGTCTATCCACCTGTTTGCATTAGTTGTGGGCGCCGTGAATGGCGGCGCGTACTCGAAGTCACCATTGTTTATAAGATTATTTCCTACTTGTTTACGTAGTTTAGACGGGGTGTCATTAGAGAATACAGCGCCAGTGATTGTGCCGTGATTAGCTCCTACGCCTGAGTCAGCGACAGTTGAGCCTGCACCTTCATTGAAGTTCCATTCTGAATTAGGGGATACGGATGGGTTGCTAGTTGTGTAATCAAGAAGAACATCAGCAGCAGTAAGTCGGCTGTTGAAGATTTTGACTTTGTCCATTAAGCCATTGAAGTTTAAAGAATTGGAAATACCGATATTTAAATCACCTGAAGGGGAGTTTGTATCGCCAGTATAGTCTACAGTGTGAGTTGAACCTAATTTATAGCCATCTTCGTACTCATCACATTTAGCAGAGCCACTTTCTACATAAATGACATATGCTCGGTGGTGCCAGCGTCCATCACCGTTAGGGTGGTTGAAATTGCGGAAACGTAACCTGCGCGGCGTTGCGAAATCATTGGGTGCATTGAGGTAGGCATACAGTTGCACATCGTTTGGCCCCTGCCTGTTGAACTGTAAAGAACCAGCCTGAAAGAACCAGCCTTCTGCATTACCAAACACCCCAGATGAAAGTCCCAAAGCGCCAAACGTCTTTGTCTTGTACCAAAACGTCACCGTGAATGCATCTGTTGGGAAGGTATAAGGAGCAACCACCTTATTAGTACTCGACCCTGAAAAGTCGAGGGATGTTCCAAAGTTTCGTACTAAAGATCGTGGCATATAAACTCCTAAGTTAGTGACTGAGCCGAATTAATCAATATAGAGGCATCGGCATTGGCTTTTGATTCGGCTTTCTTGCCTTCAATAAACGCTAAGACATGTGCTTTTAAAGCTTCTTCAAAAGAGTCTTTGCTATCTAAAGGCATATCTGACAATACAAACGTTTTTGTAAGGGTGTTGTAGGTAACTTGAACAGTAACGTCATTATTCGCGTTGATGTTTGTTATGGTATAGCTTTTAGCCATGCTACCTCCTTAGGGTATTGGTCGCCAGATAACAGTGATCTTAGTAGCAGCGCTTGTGATGATCGTAAGACCAGTAGCGAAGGCAGCGTTAAAGACGTAGTTTGCTAGCGCGTTAGTCGTATCAAAGTCAGCTATTTTGGTGCCGCTCGCTGCCACGTTATCGTAAATAACGATGGTTCCGGTGGTTCCGCCAGTAACAATGATCCTATCTAATACGCCAGCGCCAGTACGGATAACCGTGGTTGTTGCGGTACTAATCGCAGTGTAGCTATGTCCGTATGGATAGGTCGTAATCCCATCATTGATAGGGTCAATTCTCGTTCCCTGTGACACGCTCGACGTATTCGTTACCGGATCAAACGTAGCGTTGGCAATCGACTGCTCCGAAAATGCGGTGGGTTGTCCAGCCATATAATCTCCTTAAATTACTTGGAGGGGGCATATTTCAGCCCCCTATAATTACTTTTTGCTCTTTTTTGTCTCGGTGTTAGATGGTTCGCTCTTGGCGTCGCTATCAGTTTTGCTTTGAGAATCAGCGGTTTCCATGTTGTATACACGGGTGCCGTCTTCTTCTTCGCGGGCAGGCTGAACAGCTACGTCGTTAGAGTTTTCAGCAAAATCTACAGCGGCTTCACGGGCGCGGGCGTCTTCTGCCTGGCGATCATCAAGCTCTTTGATTTGCTCTTCACGAACGCGCTTGTCTCGCTTGTCGTTGAGTTCTTTGCTAACACGCGCATAAGCCAATTCGCTTACTTCGCGGCCGTCAGCATCTACTTTGCCCAGTTCCTTAATTTCATCTGCTGAAATTGAAACTTCGGCGGTGTTGGTGGCGTCTTGGGCGTCGTAAAACTTAAAGCTTGCGCCCTTGCCGTCTACAGTAACGTCGTACATGAAGTTACCTAGTCCAAATGTGGCCATGTGTGCTCCTTACTGTGCTCCTGAACCCATGGCAAGCGTACCAGCGTTGCTAATGATTTCGTGGCGGACGTGGCGTTCTTCCAATTGCTTGGTGTATTCGTAGTCCATACGGGCAAGATCATCTGCCTGGCGCTTAGGAACGGTTACATTCTGTCCGGCTGGATAGGTGATACCGTTCACGGTGATGTCATGGGAAAGGTTCATTTTAGTTGTCTTTTCTGAAGGGTCGAGCTGTGGCGCTTGAGGTTGCGCCACAGGCTCGTTTGTCAGTGTTTGGTTTGGTTGTGTCGTGCGGGGCATGGTTACTCCTTTAAGGGGTAGACCTAGCTACTAATCTCTTAGTAAGCTGAAGCACTCTCGATGCGTGTCATGAAGTTGTTGTTTGTGATAACAGCCTTCATGCCAAGCTTCCAACCCAAGGTCATTTTCTGATGCAATGGGTCAGATACGGAACCGGGACCTTCTTTGTACATCTCAAGGCTTTGCAAGTCGGTGACTGCAAAAGCGTCCTTACCGAACAAGTACGATGTGTGGACAGTCGTAGTTGATGCAATGGTAGGGATGTTGTTTGAGCGGACAACACGGACACCAGCAAACGTAGTAACTTCACCCTTGTAGAGTTCGTTTTTACCAGTTTGGCGGTAGACAGTGTTTAGGAAGGTGGTGTCACCCATCAAGTCCATTTCTACAGATGGGTCAACAACAAGTACGAAGTTACCATCATCGAAAGGAGTAGCACCGTTGTTGCGTAAGAGGGCAACAGCCTTGCGGACTTCTGAGAAGGTCAAGACTTCACCAGCGCCAAGATCAGTACGGGCAGCATTGGTGCCTTGGTAGACAACAGAAGTACCAGCTACAACAACAGCGTTGATGAGGCGGTCGTAGGAGCGGGCAGCCTGGGTACCTAAGAGTTCCGTAGCCTTTTGGACTACAGGATGCTTCACGGTGAGCGTAGCTAGGTCTGTTAAGGTGATGTAAGCGCCAACCTGGTCAATCGTGGCGGTGATTGCCGTAGCAGCCAAAGCGGTGTCAGATGGTGGTGTACCTTCTGTCAACGGAGTGGTTGTTGGGGTCAGGTCGGTGTATTGTGTGAACGAAATTGTCTTTGAGCTGTTGCTTGGCAGTTTTTCCTTGTAGGCAAACTGGTCAAGCACGGTCTTGTACGATGCCTGCTTCAACAGCTTCTTACTAAAATAAGTCTGTAGTTCAGCGGACAAAGTGGTCGTAGTCGTAGCGGCCATTTTAAATCCTTATTTAAATCAGGTCAGTACGACATCCCCCAATCTTTCCTCCAAGTCTTCTAATGAGTCGCCTGTTGGTTTTGATGCACCCCCACCGGGGTTTTCTGTTCGGGATAACATAGCCATTGTTTCGGCTTGTCCCTGCTTAGAACCTTTTGATGCGCCTGTTTGGTAAATGCCGTACATCTTTTGGTAAAAGTCATACAGTGGAACTTCCGCGTTGATAACAATGCCGTTTTCGTCAGTTTGTAGTCTCGATGCAACCTTATAGGCTTCTTCGACATCTTTGGTGAAGTCGGGGTCATAATCCTTACTGTTCTCATCAAAGACGGGAAAATCATGTAAGGCATTGACTGCATCGGCTTGCATTCCGGCGTTCAACTCGGCTACCTCGGCTCGTTGCTGGGAGTAAAGCATTTCATTTCTGAGTGCTTCAATCTTTGCTTCGGCTGGATCTAAACCTTCCTCAATAAATTGATCTTCGGTTTTCGGACCATAGCTTTGGTCGAGTTGTTTGGCGACTTGCTGGCGCGTTCTTTGTCGTTCCTGATAGGCGCGGCGGGCGATTTCCTTAGGGTCTTCCTGAGGTTTTTCGTCCGGCTTTTCTTCGGTCGATTCAGTATCTTTAGAATCTTCTTCAGTTTTAGCCTCACTATCTTTGGCCTCGTCGTTCGCCTTGTCTTCCTGGCTATCCGTCTCTGTTTGAGTATCTTCGGAATTAGCCTCTGTTGCCTGCTCGGACGGTTCGTCGATGAGGGAAATATCCGCTACATCGTCTTCTGTGACATTTGGATCATTGTCCATATGCTCTCCATTCTTCTGCTATTTAATAGGTGGCGACCCATGCAATTACGTTGCTAGCGAGTACCTGGAGGAAAGTACCAGTGAAGCCGTGTGCTGGCACGGCCTCGCTGCTACCTTGCTTCGTCGATGAGCTTGTATTCTCCTCTCTCACGGATTAACATCTTGCCGGATGGAATAGGGACGCCTTGACGGGGGCATGAAGGACAGCTATCTATAATTTCGTAACCCTGTTGTATCCAGGTATGGCCTTGGAAATTGAGGCGCGGCGGATTAAAGACTTGCTGGGTCTGGGGGATGTTTTCTTCTGCGACTGGTTTAGCTTCGGGTGCGTATTTCATGTTTTGTCTTGGAACTCCTGCCACTTGTGGTACTCCTGCTCCAACAGTTGTTTAAGCAACTGATAGGCAAGAATCTGGGCTTCAACGTGCATGTTTCGGTCATATCCCACGCCATTAACCGTGGTAGTGGTAATCTGGATGTTGTCTATGGTGTCACAGGCTTTAATGCGGTTCTGGAACCATTCGGCTATTTCAGGTAATACCGGATAGCTGGCGGCCTTTTTGCCCTTTTCGGCCTGCTCGGCTTCCTGTTGCTCTATGGGCGGTTCTGGATAGTAGGTGTTATCGAATGACTCGCCGTCTCTCGGTAGTAAGTTGCCGTCCATTACTGGCCTCGCTTTGCTTGTAAGGTTTGTAATATTTCTTCTTCAGGGACGCCTTGACGAAGCATGACAATAGCCTGCTCGGCGTCGTTTTCATCAAACCCGGATTGGAGTAAGGCGGTCACTATCTCCTGTTCGCCAGCTTCTAGCGGACCATCGGGGATAGGTTCTACTTCTTCGGGGGCTTCTTGCTCTGTAGTTTCTATAACAGGGGTCGGAGTTGAAGCATTATGCATATCCAATGTCTGTTGGTGGGCAGTCTTTTCAACATCTAGCGCGGTCTTCGTGGCGGTGTGGTCTAAAGCTTGCTGCTTTTGGTCAAAAACTTGGTCTACCGGGAATGGAGATTGTGACTGTATGCCTAAGCCTTCGAGTATTTGCCTGCGAGCGTCTTCTGGAAGGTCGGCATACTTAATGTTCAAGCTTTCATGTAATGGCTTCTCTGGTGGTTTCTGGGCTTGCATAGCTTGGCCGACGGCTTCCTGAACCATTTGCATAATCATGTTGGGATCTGGTCCCTGGGGCTGATCTTGCTGCTCGCCGTTGAGGGTTGGGAAGATTTCTTCGGCGTTCTCTAGGCCAATCTCTTTTACGATGGCATTAAAGATTTTAGGTATGGCTTGTTGGATCTCAGGGTTTTGAACCTTCATAGCCAGTTCAAGCGCCTGGGATAGTTTCTCTACGTTTTCGCCGTCTTCTTTTACTTCACTCGATGAAGCATCTACTTCAAAGCGGAACACGACGTCGTTAATCTCTTTATATGGGATGGTAACCTTGCCGTTCTTAATGGTGAATTTCTTCTGGGCGGCTTGGTCGAGTTTCTTCATTTGGTCTTGTGTAAGTTCCAAGTCCTTATTAGTGGACATCTCACTAAACCAAATGTTTAAGGCTGTTTCGCACTCGTCACCAAACCACGTTTCAAATTGTTTCCTAAGGTAATTATCTGAAACGCCTAGACGTGCTTCTTGTTGCTTCACTCCGGCCTGGGTCTTGGAGAATGAGGGATTGCCTGCTTCGGCACTGACGGGTTGCTGGGCTGAATTAAGTTGTAGTACTTGGGATTTTAAGAGTCCGTAGTTATTACCAAAGTTCTGTATTGCGGTATTGTTAGGAGTCCAAAAGTCTATTTTGTTGTTTGCGTTGGTACCCATGTCAATAAGGGCGTTTGGGCGCAATTTGATGCTTGAACGGTCTACATCTCCCCATACCATGGTTGGTGGTCCCATAAGTAAGGTTGAGATGAATTGGTACATCTGCATCTGTTGGTCGATGAGGTTCTGCACACCGCCAGAAAGTTCGACTTGTCCCCTACCTATCGGATTAGACAGGTCGATGTTGCAGTACATGAAGTCGATAGGCATAGCGCCGCGGGGGTCTTTGTTCTTCTTAGAGCGTAGAACCTTGCCGTCTTGTGTCTTAGGTGCAAATGAATAGAATGATTCGTCTTTGCCCTTTTGGAAGGCGTGTATGACTTCATAGCCGCCAGTGTCACCGCCTTTTTCACGTTCGGCAGGTGTTTGGAGGTCAGCGTCTTTTGCGGAAGCTCCGGCTTCTATAAAGTCAGCTAATGCTTGTAAGTCCCATTCGCTCTTGTACTTCTTATTGGCTGCCTGGAATTTCTTTTCGCGGTCAATAATGGCTTTGAGGTCAGATTTTTGGTACCAGGCTCGCATAAACAGGATATTGGAGTCGGGTCCAAAGACTTTGCCGCGTTCAATAAGCAAGTCTTTTACATACGGGATAGCGAAGTCCATGTACATGTCGTCGCCGTCGCGGGTAAAGAATGTATAACTAGCGGAACTTCCATATGTGAGGGCTTTGGAGGTCATAGCCCACGACTTTTGCAAGATGTTACCCATATGCTTCATACGGGGCAGGAGCTTGTCAGTCAGTACGAAGTTGGCTATCTGGGCGTATTCTGGGTAATCACCGCAATGAACTAATCCAGTGGGTATCTGCTGGATAATTCGCTTTGGTTGTTCCTGAACTATCGAGGCTAACGTGCCATCCGTTACCTTCGGCAATTCAGGAGATATATTAGGGCTTGGGCGGTTACGTGCTATACGGTCAAATTCCGCAATAGGTTCAAAGAACCTGCGCATGTAGCTGCGGCTTTCTTCAAACGCCGTGCGAACCGTATCTTTTTCTAAGAAAGCCAAGCTGTAACCCCTATCGTGCTTTTTACAGCTGCGATATGGGTGGTCGCTCGGCTTTTACATCGGTATTATATCATCTAAGAAAATGCAAGTGCAATTTTATTTATTTGACCACTCCATTACTACGAAATGTGGTTGGTTATTTTTCTCTACTATTCTGAAAACTGGTTCCTTAATAGTGCCTGTCCGGTAGGTATCCATAAACTTCAGAAATTCAGCGAGTATTTCCTTATCATTGGAGACTTGTTTGCGTTCTTCGTAAGAGACTTTCTGCTGTTGGGGTGTGTAATCATGTATTGCAACAGTACTGATCTCTGTTACACCGTCTTGGGTGACGGACATGGTTGCTTTGCCATAGCGGATATTAGGCAACATAGTTATCGTGCATTTTCTTGAGCCGCATACAGGCTTTAACTAAACGTTTAATATCTGATTCTTCGAGCTTCCCATGGTAAAAACACGTAGACTTGAGGCCATATTCTTCGTCGGTTACAATCATGCGGTTGTCTTTGATTGTGAGTTTAAAATCAAAACCCATGCTGCGCCGGAGTGCTGCCCGTTGTAACGCGTCCATATCAAACTCTTTGGCCTGGTTAGCTTCGTTTTCATAAAACTGTCGTGCAAACTCTAAACTGTCCATAAGCTTGCTGCGTTTCCTGTTGTGTACACTTTAGATTCCTGGCGGGGCTTAAGCGACTCCATGCCATAGCGGACTGCATCCATGGCGTGGTCAAAGCTGCCGTCTGGTGTATTAATGATTTTGCCGTCTCTATCTGTTTTCCACAGGTAGTTGCGATACTCTTTAATGGTATTTAAACTTCGCTTCGTGACACTAATACGTTGGTTCTGTACATACTGGATACCTTGGTTAACACTGCCCTGTCCTTTTTGGGCGGGAAGCACATTGATTCCATAGCTCAGCAGTTCATCTATACTCTTAGGCTCGGCACTATCTGCTATTACTAAAGCCTTCGGAATGTTATTGAGAATATCTGCAATTTGCTTGTTGCTAAGCCCTTTCTGAAAAGTTATTTCGTCTAGGATGTAGCCGCCGTTATAGTAGTAAATAGCCACGATGGCTGTAGGGTCTACCGAATACCCAAAGTCCAAACCATACCGCTCTAAACGTGCCTCGTGGGGTATATCATCTATGATTATCCAATCTGTATATATCTTGCCCTCTACTTCACCAAGTTGTCCGAGGCCGTAAACCTTCCACCAATTCTTATTCAGCTTGTGTGATTCAATTTCCGCGACAATGCCGGGGTCTAGGGCTTCATTATCTTTGTAGGTGAGGGTAATAAAATCTAGATCTTCGCGTTTGCCTAACACTTCGGTATAAAACCAAAACTCATTGGTGGGGTTGTAATCTAGCCAGGCATATTCTTTGGTACGTACTAACATCTGATCCCATGTGTCATACGGTATGTTATTGCCTTCATTCACGAATAGCCGATCACGGCGAGGACCACGGACTTTGCTTGATTGGTCGGCGCTGAAGAACTCTATTTTGCTTCCAGTTTCGAACGTGTAAGTATAGTCCGTTTTGTTCCAGCTATTGTCTTTGTAATAATTGTGCGACTGCATAATATTAAGGAAATCCCGTATTGCTCCACGTTTCAAGTGAGGGAATGATTCGCTTACGATGCTTGTCAGAGTCGGTTCGCTGTCTGATTGGGCGGCATCAATAAGGAGCTGCTCTATAGATATGGTTTTGCCAGCGCTTGTACCACCAGCTACCCCACGGATACGCTTTCTAAGCTTCGCTAGCTTCTTCGTCGCCGTTGTCAGTTGGTAAGACACTCATGCCCCCGAGTATTGGTGTTGGTAATTGTTTGCCTTTGGTGGTGTGGTCAACCGATGACTGTTCTACGTACCCGTGCTTAGACAACAACATCTTTGACATCGGCGCGTTATATCTGCCCATCAAACCATTCTGAATAAGCTTTTCGGCTTGGGTAGCGCGAAGTTCGTCTAAGAAGTCAGCCCAGTCTGGATCTTCTTTTTCCCACTGGTAGACAGTATCGCGGTGAATTTTGATGTATAAAGCAAGGCCGTCAATTGTGGGTAATAAAGTATTGGCCGACATGTTTTCAGTATCGCGTAAATACTTTTCAGCTTCTTTGCGGATTTCGTCATTAAGCAACTTGTTTCGTCCCATTACTTACGCTTCCTAACAATGGCGTATATTGCGCAAGCTACGAGGATACCAAGAACAAACCCCACTGAGAGTGTGGTTTTGAGCACGCCTGAAATGATTCCTGCAAACATTATTTAACCCCTTAGTGAGGCATAGAGGGGGTGGGCACCGCTACACCTCACAAAAAGGTTAAAGCTTAGTCCCTAGCGAGACGCACCAACGGGAGGGCGTCCGCAATGAATGAGAAGTGTAATATACACAGAGGTGCTAGACACAGCATAAGCTGCGGCTCACAAGAGACTAAGAGTATGTGCGTGTACTACACGACTTCATTGCTTGGATACTAACATATTTCGGGCTATTTTTCCAGGGCTTTGAATGGTTTGGTTTTGTATTCCATGTGATCTCCTTCCGGCAAATACTGCCAGAAGAAGCACGGAAGTCAAGAACTATATATGTTCTTCTAAGTACTTAATAGGATCGTCATCTATTACCATATGCATAAGATGTGTCTGCCAAGCAGGACGCGTGGTGTAGTATTTAGTTTCTTCTGGTTGATAGGTAGTTGAAAAAAGCTCATTAGGGATCAACTCTTCGCCAAACAATGCACGGGCAAACTTATGGTTATAGATAATCTCTTCTACTGACCATTCTTCATCAAGGTTGTTCTTTATCCTAACGATTCCATTATCTTGTTGCCAGATGGTAAGCTTCCCTAGATATTCTCCATGCCAGCCATTCTTAATGGCTTTTTCAATCGCCTTCCGTAGTATTGTTTCAGAAGTCATAACCCATACCTCAACTTGCGCCATAAACTTGTTAATTTAACTCTGAACGGTGAATAAGCACCATAGATAGTGATGGCTTTTTCGTGGCCTGGTGGACGCTTGAAGTATTCGAGTTGTTTCATGTACTAAACCTCACCAACCTGCGCGTCTTTAATCATTGATTCAACTTCAACACGTGAGCCTGATAGTTCATAGATCATGGAAAGCAAAGCGCCGTACTCGGGTGTCTGTCCATAAAAGTCATGGCCTTTTCCGTCGTTAAAATGAAAAGCATCACTGGCTGATTGGAATTCAAGCGTGGCAGTATGGCCTGGGCAACCTGACATTAGACAATCATTCCAACAACTGTATTGTCTTTCTAATTTAGTGGTACTCATGTTGTACTAGTCCTTTCAGCGTCGTCAATCCGTTTGTAGTAACAAGTCCGATAAGCTGTACCATCAAAGCGAGTGAGCCCTTTACATTCCGGACATTCCCATATTTCTACTTCACGGTCTGAAGCTATATAGTCACTATCTTCTCCTAATTGTTCTGGATGTTCCCACAAAATTTCAGAAGGTATTAAACAATAGTATTCATCATTAGGAAGAACAGTATTACTAAATATGTGATCGCCACATTCACATGCAAATTTACCCATTACTAGCCCTTTCAGCTGCGGAAATAACTTCTTCCAGCATTACGAATGGTATTTTGTCTTGTACGTTTATTAAGTGAATGCTCTGGCCGTAATGGAGTTGATGCATAAAGCGTTGGAGCCATACATCGCCTGACATTGACCCATCTGCTGGTATGTCGGGGATATGGTCTACCGGCTGCATAAGTTCGGCAAGTAGCTCTTTTAATTTAGGTGTTTCAGCGCTCATTGTTACTAGCCCTTTCAGCTGCAGCGATAGCATCACAACTACAGCCTTCGCAGTTATTTGAGCCTTCGCCTAGTTCTTGTTTAAAGCGTTCTAACCAAAACTCGCCACTGCGGGCATACTGCGCCCACTCTAATTTAGCTTTGATGTATTCTTCTGATGTTATCCAGCCTTCTTCTTTAAAAGCAGCTTTGATCTGCACGATGGCTTCTTCTACCTGTTTAAATTCTTCTGGTGTGTATGTTTTGCGACCGCTTCTAAATAGTTCAAAAGCAATTTCACGCAGTTGTTTATCTATATTCATAGTTAATCCTGGTTAGAAAATTCTTCGTTAGGGTTCTTTTCGGCTTTCTCAATAGCATCTTCCAGTAGCTTAATAAACTCTCTGGCTTCAGTTGGTGTACCGATGTTCCACTCATCGCAGCTATGACCAAGCATGATTGCCATTCTTTCTTCGTAGTAGCGGGGATCTTTGCCATACATGATTATAGGCTTGCCATCTTTTGTTCTACCGTTCACGACTTAATCCTCCCCAAACCCAGTAATGACCTGCACTTCGTCTTTATGCTTAAGGCCATAATAAACACTAGATTTGATAGTTGAACCACCGTCATACGTCATATTTCCATTCTCACGCACTAAATAGTAATCTGCTAGGTTCTTACCTTGAGATAGCAAATATTCTGCTTGTTGACGTATGTATTCAGATACGGCGCTATCTTCTATTTTGACAGATTGCTGGGCAATTAGTTTCGTTACAGATTCTAGTGTCTTTAATCCGGTTTCCCTTGTCATACTACCCTTTCGTTAACTAATAGCGTTCTTTAAGTTCTATTTCGCCGTACTTTTCTATAGCATCAATGAGCTTTTGGGCATCTTTGATACCTGCGTCTCGTAGGCCACTTAAATAATCTAGCCAACTATCACCGATGGTGCAGTCAAGGTCTTGATTAAACTTATCGCTATTCTTTAAAGCGTATTTTAACTCGTCACTTAATGGTTTTTCGCCACTTGTTCGTGGCCTCCAATATAAATTACTGCTCATGTCACTCCTTTATAATTAATAGTACATGGACATAAAACCCTTACAAAACTTCGTTAATCTGTGGAACCAGTATCCAAGTGATCGGAAGGTTCGGTGTTGTGATAGCCTAGATCTGTATTTGAGGCGGGATCACTTGTAAGTATCACAAGCAGCTCATCAAGGATGCTGAATAAGTCTTCGTCGTATGGTGTCAACCCAATATTTGATTCTCTAGCGTTCCAAAGCTTATCCCGTAATTCTAATAAACCTTCAAGTTTACTCATTTGATATACGCTCCTACGTCTTCAGGGATAAAGATGGGTTTCATGTTGTACTTCCAATACATACCGCACAGCCATACACCCAAGACCTGCCATTGTGGTACAAGACAGTCGGGTAGAACTGGTGGTGTTTAAATAGTTTGTGGAGCATTATTTCATACCTAGATTACTTTTAACGATTGCGAGAGCGTCACTCCAGCCTTCGTTATAACGGTCTACGTTTGGAGTGATGGGGTTGCCTGGTATGGCTGCCTGTACGTCTTTACGGGCTATATAGTGGGTTTGGATGAGTTCCATAATATTTGATGCTATGTACTCAGAATTGGCACTGCCATCCATGAAGATTAAGTCTTTTATTGCCTGTTTTAGCTCTTCTTCGCTATTCATAATTGCTCGAAGTACGGCTTTCCATCTTATACTAGGCTGTTTATCGCTATTCATGAGTGGCCACCACTAATCCCATACCGCTACATTCAGGGCAAGTTTCTTGAGTTTCTCTATCGCACCAGGTACAAGGTTTCACTTTTCATCCCCCTTAAAAGCTATCTTAAGAGCTTGTTCGTACTCGGTAATAGCTGAATCACGGCCAAATACAAAAGCTGCATCGTGGCTATTACCTGTTGACTCGCCAATCTCCGGCTTTGGCTTCACTTCCAAGGCTCGTTTTAATGCCCAGGCGTTAAATGATGCAATGGCTTGCGGAATCATGTTGGCGTCTTCTTGATTGTCTTTAGCTTCTTTTTGAGCACGGACAATTACTTCATGTAGAATCGTTTCCAGCTCCTCACCCCTTGCAAGTTTAGTCGTTGGGCTAAACTCTTGTTTACTTTGGATTGGCTGCATTGTTTTAGGGTCAAGCTCGATACCGTCACCTCTGAAATATCTTAAACCGGGATCACTCCCTGCTTGTGATGGTTGGTACGGTATCTTTTCACCCCAGTCTGATATTGAGTTATCTACAGTGGTCATGACTTGTCTCCTTGTATTTTCTTGCGGCGCTTCTCAAGATACTTAGTAGCGTTATCAAGAAAGTCTGCAATTGCTTTTAGAGCTTCGTTGTTGGTCATAACTGCTCCTTAAATCCAAGTAGTCGTACCTCGGTTTTGTTAGCTAAATTTTCCAGTAAGTACTGCTCCCAAATTCCGGCAGGTACATCTTTATGTTTAATAGAGCCTTGCCATTCTGTGTAGCCCTCCCGCTCTAATTGGGTACGTGCTACATCACGGAATTTTTCGCTACTTGCCTTGAACACTTTCCAATGTTTGCTCATGACTGCTTCCCTTCACTCCGTAGCTTGGAAAGGCGGTCGTCAGAATGCATTGCTGTGATGTGGGTTTTCACGTTCCAATACTTAACGCTACACACCGGACACTTATGTTTTATTCGGCTATTCATGGTTTTCTAACTCCTTTATGCGGCCTCCAACAGAACCGAGAAGCACACCGTCTTTATCACGCCTGGTGGCTACAGATATGTAGCTTAATTCATCAATCCGTGCTTCCCGCTCCACCCGCTTCATCTCGGCTTCAAAGAGAGCTACAGTTTGGTCAACTTCTTCGCTATAATCTGTTCCCTCAAGAACTTCGCCTGTTTCATCTCTGGTTAATATATGATCTGGCTCACCGTCCGGACTTTCTTCAAGTCCCCATATTTCAACAAGCTTTTCGCGTAGTTCCTTATTCATAAAATCTCCTTAACTTGTAGGATTATGTTAATTGGTTATGGTTAAAACACACGGAGCTGGCAGTGACCTTGCAAGTTATCGAAGTCGCTTAATCATACTGAATGTGCACATTATGATTGCTGCTTCGCCCTGCCAGCTCTATATGTTCTACTGTGGTTAAAACACAGGTAAGTGATGGTAAGCCACCAGGCCTTTCACCTGATTGACACACGAAGGTTCAGCTCGGTACTTTGACCACACTTACCATCACAGAGCTATGTTCTAGCGATTTCATCGCCACATACACAGCGAAGTTTAATGGCTACCAAGTTATGCCACTTAATTTGTCCTTTTGCGCCATCACCAGCATAGTGTGTGTCTCTATTTGTGAACTTCCATTCAACAACTATCGTGTGTTCGTGAACGTGTTTTTTGTGCATACCATTCCTTTCGTTTATCCGTTACACTTCAAAATCTGTTTAACAGAAGTGAATGTTACAGTTGGGCTATTTGTTAATTACAGTTGTCTATCCTCAACCGTGAAGGCTATCCAAACAAGGCATTGCCGGAGTTGTGGTCACGCAACCCTCGAAAGAGCTGACAATGCCTTATTGAGTATTCGGCACTCTCCGACAATGTGATCCTTGTTCTTGGGAGTGACAGGACTCGAACCTGCGCTAGGACTACCCTTTCGGGATTCGGTTCCAGCTCCTCATTACGTCAACACTCCCGTGGCTGGGCTTCGTTTTACGACTGAAGCCCCAAGCGTCGTCAC